GACCCGTTACCGTCACGAGAACACCCCCGGATAGTCTGCGGGCGTGAACGAGTGCCCGTAGGGCAGGTTCAGGAGATCTTCGAACGCCAGGTCGGCGATGATCGCCTCGGCACTGTATTCCGCGCCGGTCATGGTCATGTCGACCGGCCCCACCTCCACCCGCCCGAAATCGCTCGCCAGCACGTATTCCAGCGTCACCAGCGGCGGCACCCCGCTGGAAAGGCCCCGCAACGCACTCACCACCTCGCGGGTGATCGTCGTCAACGTCAGGCGCACCCGGGGCAGCTCGCCTGCGACACTGGACGGCAGGTCGACCGAAAACTCGAACGCCACCCAGGTCTGGCCCGCGTGGTCGATATTGACCCCGTTTCGGACCGCTCGGATCGGCTGGCTGAGCGTCGGATGGCTGATCGTCAGGCGCGGCAGCCACACCTCGCCCGTGTGCTCATCGTGGATCGCCCGAAGCGCCGTCGGCGAAAGGCTCCGGCTCATGCCGGCACCTCGCGGAGCGTGATCTGCCAATCGAAGCGCACACCGCGCTGGTCGGGCGTGCGCGCCGGCGGTGCCATGAACAGGAACGTGCGCGGCGTCGCGGTGCCGGGCTCGACCCAGTCGAACGGCAGCGAACCGAACAACAGCGTGTCACGCCAGAACGCGAGGAATACCGCGCTCTGGTCTTTGTTCGTTCGGATTGTCCCCGACCATGTCGAAAACGCCTGGGTCGACCGCGGCCGGGTGCGGGGCGGGCCGATTTCCGGCTGGCTCCGCACCACCGGGTCGCCCAGGGTCTGGCGCAGGCCCTGCACCAGGAAATGCTGCGGCAGTTCAGCCGGCCAGACCGGGTTCGCCATCAGCCGATCCCCCGGCGCTGCACGCCGAACGGCGCCAGGCGATTGTCGATCGCACCGGTGTCGAACAGATCGAACACGGTGTTGCGGATCAGCAGCCGCAGCTCCTGCACCCCGTCCGCCCGGCGGCCCAATTGCGGTTCCACGCGAGCCTGGCCGCCGGTCTCGTCCACCAGGACGATGCGGAGCTCGCCGCCGCCCTCGGCCAGCACGCCCAGCCGGCCATCGCCGCGCCGCGTCAGCGGCATCACCGCTTCCGGCCCGGCCTCGCCCATCAGGCCGGTGCCATCGCGCAGCGGGAACAGGGTCGGCCGGTCGACCACGCCACCGCTGGCGAACGCGGTCAGACGGCCGCCGGCGAACACGCCACCCCTGGCGACCGGGCGCAGCCCCGCCGCCAGCTCATTGGCGAAGGTCAGGCCGGTCGGCCCGATATTGCTCACCGGCTGGGCGAACCCGAACAGATTGCCCAGCGCCGAGCCCAGGCTGCCCAGTGCCCCGCCTGCCAGCGACTGCAGCGGCGCGATCACCTGCGCCTGCAGTTGCGCCTGGATGAGCGCGGCGGCGATGTTGGCCGCGAACCGCCGGAAGCTGAACTCGCCGTTTGTCAAGAACTCCGTCAGATCGCGGGTCATGCTACGGGCCGCCTCGTCCCAGGCTGCCTCCATCTGGCGGGCCGCCTCGCTGCCGGCGTCACCGGCCTCGCCAGCGCTCTCGATCAGTTGCTGCCAGGCTGCCGCCTGGGCGCGGGCGCGGGTCTCGGCGCTGATCGCGCCTGCCTCCTCCAGCGTCTGCAACTCCACCAGGGTGTCGCGGTAGCGCTCTTGTTGCGTCCGCACCTGCTCGGCAATCTGCAGCCCGCGCTGGCGCAGCCGCTGCAGCTCCCGCTCCTGCTCGGTCAGGCCGCGAGCCGCCTGGCGCACTGGCTTTGGCGGTTTCGGCGGCGGCGGCGGTTCGGGAGGCGGGATAGGGGTTGGAAAATCCGCCGGCCGCTCCGGCAGTGCCGCCCGCATCGATGCCAGGATTTTCCGCCGGATCGCCTCCGGCAGTTGATCAATCGGCAGGTCGCGCACCGGCCCCAGGTCCAATGCTGCGCGCAGCTGCGACCCGAGCCCCTCGGCCAGCGTGGGCAGAGCCCGCAGCTCCACCGCGATGTCGCGAACCACCTCCACCACCGTGGTTTTGGCGGCCTGCCAATTCACGGCCTGGTCGATGAACAGGGCGCCCAGCTCAGTCAGCGCCGCCTGCGAACTCTGCTGCAATGCATTGATCTCGTCGCCGGCCGCCAGGCCCGCGGCAACCAGGTCGTTCGACAACACCGCCCCGCTCTCGCGGCCGGCGCGGGCCAGGTCGTCGAACCCTTCGGCCCCCTGGCGCAGCAGGCGCACCAGGCGCGCCCCCTCCACGTCGAACGCCGCGACCGAGATCGCCAACTGCTTCTGCGGGTCCTGGACCGCCGCCACCGCATCGGCGAAATCGCGGTAGACCTCGACCGCGCTGCGCGTGCTGCCGTCGGCGTTGCGAACGCTGACGCCCAGGTCCTCCAGCGTTTGTTTCAGCACGCCAGCGCCCTGCTGCGCCTCGCCCAGCCGGCGGGTGAACCGTTGGAACGCCGTATCCAGCTGCTCGGCCGCGACGTTGTTCTGCTCGGCCGCGAACCGCAACTCCTGCAGCTGCTCGGCGGTCAAACCCAGACGGTCGGCGACGTCGCCGATCGCAGACAGTCGTTCGATCGACTGCTGCGCCAGGCGGGTGGTGGCGCCCAGCACGGCGGTCAGGCCGCCCAATCCGGCGGCGGCCGCCAGGCCGATCGGCCCCAGCGCCGACAGGCTGCCGCCGAGCGTGCCTAGATTGCCGGCCAGCCCGGTCATGCGTTGGCCGATCGTCGCGGCGGCCCGATCCACGGCCAACAGGCTGCGGCTTGCAGGCGCCCCGGCCCGTTCGATCCGCTGCAGCGCCTGCTGCCCGCGGGTGCCCAGCTGGTTCAGCTGCTGTTCGGTGCGCTGGATGCCCTCGCCCGACAGGCGGACGGCGACCTCGCGTCGACGGTCGACCACGCTCTATTCCTCCCGTTTGCGGCAGGCCGCCAGCAGGCCGGCCTCGATCGGCGGCAGCCAGACCGCTACCGCGGCCGCCTCGATGCCGCGGGCCTCGCCCAGGGCCAACGCCGCCACGGCGTCGAGGCCGACCACGCTGCCGGTCGCGTCATGCCGGGCCAGGCCAGGGCTCTGGCGCACCAGCTGCCACACCGCCGCGGCCGACTGGTCGGTCAATGGGTGCGCCCGGTAGGGGCAGCGCTGGCCGTCGACCCCGTGCTCTCCCCTCGCACAGGGCAGGCCGTCGCGACGGCATCCGGCGCAGTAAGCGGCGCCGCCACCGAACTCCCATTCGGCGACGGCGCGTAGCCTTCCCCCTCGCGGTACATCTCCCGATAGACCGCCGTGTATTGGTGCAGGAACTCGTCCGCCAGCGGCGCCACCGCCATCAGGCGGCGCACCCACTCCGCCGTGACCGGCACCGGCTGGCCGTCGGCGTCGCCCACCCCCTCCCAATCGGCAATCGCCGCCTGGGCCAGGCCGGTCGCAAACAGCACCTGGCCCAGGGCCGCCACCGCCGCCTGGTCGTCGGGATCGGGCAGACCGGTGACAGACGCCCCGCTGGCCACCAGATCGGCCGCCGCCCGCAACCGTTCCTGCGCCTCTCGCGCCGCCCGGATTTGGGCGGTCTGGTAGGCGAGCGTATCCAGCGGCCGGCAGTAGACCCGGACCGCCGGCTCGCGGCCTGGCGTCAGGTTCAGCCAGAGCGGCTCCAGATTGAGGCCCAATCGGATCATGGCGGTGCCCCTCAATAGCTCGCGACGTCGTTGGTGAGCGTCACCTGCACCATATAGCCAGCGGTGGTGTCGAATGCGGCCCGCCAATTGTAGGCGACGTCGACCCCGCCGGGGCCAGCGACGCCGACCGCGGTCTGCTCCAGAAACACCCGCGGCGCGTGGTAGACCAGCGAGTGCGCGCCGACCGTTTTGGTCAGCAGCAGCTCGAACGCCCCGTCGGTCAGCACGTGCGGACGCAGCCCACCGGTGCCGGAGCCCAGCCGCGAGCTCAGCGTGCCGGTCAGGCTCGGTCGCGTCGGCTCGACCCCCTCGATCTCGCCGTCGTCGGCCAGCCCCTCGTTGATGTCGAGGTTCAGTGAGTAGTCGACCGTCACGCTCGACACATTCGCGACGACGGTGGCGCCGATTTTCAGGTCGGCGCGGGCCGTCTTGAACAGGGTCGCGGCGAACAGGGTTGGGCTGGTGTTGATTGCGCTCGCGGCGACCGTGCTCCTTTTGCCCACGATCGGGATCGTCGCCAGGCCCGGCGCATCGCGGCTGGTCTGGAACGACAGCCCGCCCAGGCGACAGCCGGACAGCACGTCGAACTGCGGCGTCGCAATTTGCGGGTGGCCCACCTCCAGGGTAACGCTCGGCAGGTCAACGGTCTCGCTCCGGAACGCATGCACGTAGGGTCCCGTGCCGGTCGTGGTGGGATCCCCCATCAGTCGCGTCAGCCACCACCCCAGCGTCCGCACGTCCTGGGCGATCACCACCTCGCCGGTGACGTTGGGGGCGCCATAGGTCGGGTTCGAGGCCCGCCGGGTGCCGTCCAGCAGGATCACCTCCTGCAGGGTGCGGCTCCCGCCGACCGTCAGCGAGCTGAACGGCAACATCCGGTAGAGCCCCGCCCCCACCGGCGCGACGCCATAGGTGGCCTCGGTTGCGCCGGCCAGGCGGGTGTCGGTGCCCAAAGCATACGTGGTGGCCATCTTTCCTGTCTCCTGTCAGTGGTCAGCCCAACGGGCTGTCGGTCTCGTAATCCAATTCGACCGCCACCACGGCGGTCTTGATCGCGGCGGCCCCGGGGATCGCCTCGGTGTCGATCGCTACCAGTTCCAGGGTGGCCCGGTTCACCGTCCCGCCCAGCGTGGTGTCGGCCTCGATTGCGACGACGATCGCCGCCAGCAGGTCATCGATCAGCGCGTCCCGCACCGATGGCTGGGCGTGTTGGGTCTGAACGATCAGCTCGGCCTGGTGCGTGAACGAGTAGGACGCGGGCGAAAACGCCACCCGCCCCAGCTGCTCGCCGTCGCGCAGCAGGATCAACCCGCCCGGCGGCACCGTCTCGGGCTCTTCGGCGTTGCGGGCAAACACCGGCCCGGCAATCGACCCCAGCACCGTGGCGAGCGCCACCATCGCGGTTTCACGCGCGCTCGGCATGGTCCAGCTCCCGCATCTTTGCGACCAGGCGGGCCGGCAGGCGGTCGCCCGCCTGGTCCACCAGCCGCTGGGTGTTCAACTGGCCGCCTGGCATCCGCACGAATTTTTTCAGGATGAACATCGGCACCGCCCGGGCTTCCAACGCTTTCTCTGTGCGCTTGCGCCGCCCGTTGCCCAGAATGCGGTTGTTCGCGACCGCCAGGCGCTCCACCTGGCCGCGACGCATCCGGGCGGCCTCGCGCACCGGCGCGAATATGATCAAAGTCCCGTTGCGCGAGCGTTGCACGAAACTCTCCTGCAGGTCGGCCGGGGTCATCCGCTGGCCGCGGCCAGCCAGGGCGAACTGGGTCGGGATCGCCAGATAGCGCCCGCCGCGGGCGCGGATCACCGCACCAAACTCCAGCGCGCTCAGCAGGCCGCGCAGGCGATCGCGGCCGGCCGGGTACACCAGCCCCGCCATCTCCGAGCGTCCGCGACGGGCGGGGAATACGCGGCTGCGCCAGCGCCGGCCAACCCGCGTGCCCAGGTGCTGGCTGGT